TTCATTATCTTATCCTCGCAAGCCTATAATAATCTTCACCATCTGGGCCATACTTTCTCATTAAACCTTCTGCCTCGAATCCAAGCCATTTTGCAAAAGACAAAGCCTTAGAATCTGATACAGCGACACTTGCTTGCATTCTATTAAGGTTCTCACCTTCCATAATGTCATCAAATAAAAGATAAGAATGTTTTGCAACTGTTAATGGTTTTTTTCTTCCATATGTAGATAACATAATCCAACACTCACCTACACCAGCCCATAATGGATGTATGCCCCCAAGACCTAATATAACATCATTATCGAACAAAGTTAGCCCTTTGGGATTACCATTACGCATAAAACTCTCTTTGACTTCTTCTGGCATATTATAACCCAAATCTATCTGGTCGAGATGGTGCTTTTTGAATACTTCTAATCTAGGCATCGAATGTATTTGACCTTCTCATAATAGCTGTAATTGTCATTGGCAAGGGTTGGTTTTGCCTTACGACAATCTTTGCTTCATTCTGATAACCAGATGGAAATGATAATTCTTTATCACCACTAAATAATGGCACAGCAACATCCATAGACATACTACTATCTCTAAAAGGTATTCTGTCTAAGTTATTTATATCTGGCCCTAATTCTGCGCCAACTGTTTCAAGGAAACGAACCGTTGCACCATGTATTCTTTTGATTTTGCCTTGTGATGTACCATCATCACCACCAGCTTCTATCTGTAATGTCTCAACAATAGATGAATAATTATATCCAATATGAACTGTGCTAGAACTTCTATCTAAGGTAATCTGACCACCGACAACAACTTTATTAGCATGAGTTGCTCCATCTGCTAATATTGTTACTATCTCACCTTCAAGATGACCTAATCCAGATATTGTTGTTGTAGCAGTGCTATCATATGTCAAACCACTATCTACAAAAAATGCATCTGTTATATCTGAATTAAAATTAAATGATTTTAAAAACACGATATGTCTTACTGTAGCTGTATTCACAATACGTTTTACAGACATATATACTTGGTCTTCTGATCCACTTGGTATGGCAGTGATACTTTCTACGATGGCAGCTAATTCATTTGTTGTGGTAAGCCTTGTTGTATCTGAGCTTACAACAGTTAATAAACCATTTGGCTCTGGGTTTTGCTCTTGTATTGTAACAACAGCCGCACTAGGATTTGCTACAACAAAATCATCATGTGCATTAATAGCCGTAAACAAATTATCGGCAGTAGTGTTGTTGGATTCGTTTGGTCTAAAACCAAGCGTTGATGATGGTGCGCTTCCCCCAGAACTTTCTGAGGTAAAGGTAACTGTCTCACCATTGCTTTTGGTAAATGTAAGTGTTGTGCCAACTGCTATATTTGCATAATCAGAAACTGTAACAGTGCAGTTTTGTGATACACCGCCTAACTTGTGGTCATGCCATGCTATCGTATTATTAGCAGGGTCATAACTTAATCCAACAAACTCACCATCAGCACGCACAAACCATAAAATAAGTTCTGGCTCTTGTTGCCATACCATATCTGTAAGACCGCCTCTTGTGATATGTTCTGCAAGAACAGTTAGGTCTCTTCCCACAAGACCATCAGCATCTAAATTAAATGTAATCTCTTTTACTTTTTCTGTGCCTTTTTGTACTAATATCGTACTTGTTCCAGCACGAACAGGCTTTACACCACTTGTGCCAAAGGTAGTTTCTCGTAAGACATTTATGTTTGTTGGTGTTACAGGAGATGAACCAGTACCGCCAGATAATGTAAACTCAGCACTTGTTGTAAGTATTTGTAAGAATCTACCAGCTATCATATGCTTAATGACGTTTACTTGGTCAGATGCTATTGTAACATTTACAGCTCTATCATCCTCAGTCCCAGAAGTATGATTTTCAAAATCTGCACTTACAGAACCAAATATAGTTTGTGGTTGCGCTGTTGTACCAGCAAAGTAAAGTCTTTCTTCATAAAAAGCCACTGCTTTTGGGAAGCCATTCTTTATACTAAAAGAACCTTCAGACCACTGAGTAGTGCCATCTGTTGCTACTGCTGGTAATACTAAAAAATTATGTGTTTGCACAACAGCCGTTGCTGTAGTTGCATTTGTTACTGCTGTTATTTTTACAAATCCAGTACCGCTATGTTGGTATTGCCAATCAATAACCCCATAAGTTTCTGTGCCTTCTAAATGCACTGGCGGTTGCGTTCCACTGCTATCACTACCAGAATCTGTTTTTTTGTATAAATTACCATTGAAATGAACTAAGGCATTTTGTGCATAACTTGTACTAGCAGCCCAAGCTTCATGTCCTATTTCAACTCTTTCTCTAAATTGAAACAATGCACCCACATGACCAGAAACAAATAAATCAGCAGAAGCTGTAAGGGTTACTGTACCTGTGTTTGCATCTGATGTTATGGTAGTGTCGGTAGAATTTTCATCTTGATATGGGCCATCTATAAAATCAATATCAGATAATGTAAAACTGGTTGTTGTTGTTCTTGTGAGTTTTGCTGGTTCATGTGATTTATGAGCTAAGAAAATAACATCCGCTGATTGTGCAAAGTTAATCTCAAATATATCTGTTTCACTGTAAGTCGTTGTAACTTCTACTATTTTTCCTGAGGCACCAGCACTATCATATGCTGTTAAAGCAGTGCTATTTATTCCTGATAGCTGAAATGTATTTGTTGAAACACCAGCAACCGTAAACTCTCTATTATTAAGTTCAACCATACCAACTACACCAGTAATAAATACTCTATCACCATTGCTATAACCATGACTATTAGAGGTTACAACAGCAGGATTAGCTTGTGTTATTGCAGTTATGGTTTTAGTAGCTTCGGTAAGAATACCACCATCTTTAAAAAATCGTATGTAGTTTTCACCAAACTCAAGAACATAAGCTTGCTCATCACTGAACTCAAATGGCATTAATCGTACTTTACCACCATCTTTTGATGTGCCAGAATACTGCGTTCCTGTTCTTCTGGTTACACCACCTTGAGGAAACACAAACATATTCTGCAATGTTTTTGCTGAATTATTATAAAGCTGTGCATCTACCCTGCCATAAAGTCTTGGGGTAATCTCACCAGATGTGAAATTAGTTAATATGGTAGATACTCTTGCCATCTTAGAACCTTGCGTTTACAAATTCATTTGCAATGAGTTGTTCTGGGAAACCTTCTTTTGCATCAAGTGAACGTGCATCAGCCATTGCCCTTAAATGCATAGCTTGCATTTGTTGCATAAGACTATTACTGCCTGTTATTGCATAAGCAGAATTAGCGGCTATACCTGTAGCTAAAGCATAACGAAATGAGCTATCATATTGCTCTGTATCTGTGATTCTACCAATATATATTATCTGACAACTATTTTCATTAGTTAGAATTTTTCTACCTTCTATCTTAAACATTACAGTAGAATCATATGCCGCTATATCACTATCTACGGCATCATCATGTAGGGATAATACTTTTAAACAAAATGGGTCTGTGGGTAATGAGAACTGTGCGGTAAATCCAAATGGAGGAGTTTCGCTATCTTGTGCTAGTTGCTTTCTTGTTATAGCCCAATTCCAAGGATGGTCTCGCAACATAGTATCTCGAACTAAATCAAAAAACCGTTTACATAAACGTGCTTCTTTAGAATTTTCATCAAGAGATGTAATGGTAGCTGCCCCTAATAAATCCATTGCTTCATTACAAATATCAACTACGGAAGCCATTATATACTCTCCTGAAAAGATAAGAAGAAGACAACTTGTAGCTGTCTTCTTCGTTGTTATATTAATCTACGGCATATTCAATAATGAATGCCAAGTCTCCTGCTGTGCCACCTGTAGCATTAAATGTAACTGCTACATAGAGTTGCTCACTTGGGTCTGTGCTTAAACCACCAAGCTCATATAGCTTTTGACCTGTTGTATTAAGATCTAAGACCTCATAACGAAGTTCAGCAATAGCCGCACCGTCAGCAACAGAAGTTGCAATACAGTCTTCATCAACAACAGAATCATCAAGCTTGTATAAGCCTACGTTAAAAGTACAAGAACCACCCAATGCATCTGACCCAATTCTACATGAAATTAGGTTAGCATGAGAAGGAAGTGGTGCAAGATAAACGATATCATTGTCTGTACTGTCACCAGCAAGCAATGCTACGTTACCAGCCGCAATCCTTACTCTACCTCTTAATTCACTAGCTGGACTAGCTACTTGAGGTAATGCAAGATAATTTGCAACTAAACCAGAGTTTCTAATAGTCATTTTCTAATCTCCTATCCTAGTCTGGGGTTTCATCACAGAAGATTTTAACAACTTTGGCTTCTTCCATACGTGTTGCGCCAATATCCATGCTATAATAGACTTGAGTTGCATAACCTTTATCATTACGCTCATCAATTCTTGCAGAGACATCTTTACCAATACCAAGAGTGATTCCATCTTCTGCCCATGCAAAGCATGAACGAATATCGTTAGAATCAACACTAAGACGGTTTGTCATAATGAACTCAAAACCTAAGAAGGTATTGATATCACCTTGAGCTAATGCCTTTACAGTATTGAAGTCAGAACTTGTAACTTGAGTTGTTCCAAGTAAGTCTTCAATCTGCTTTGGCCCAACCGCAATATAACGCGGTATAGAAGGATCAACATCATTCAAATCTAGCTTACGCTTTGCCTCAAGTAACTTAGCGATTGTCAATCCATCATTTGATGAAGCTGAACCCACCATGTTAGCTGTTGAGTCAAGGTCTGCTGTACCTGAACCTGTTTCACCAGTTGAAGATGTTCCTAGTGCCGCAGTAATAACAACGTCATCCATTGCACGTCCCATCGCAGCAGCAGCTGCTTGTGCATAAAATGATGTTGGGTCTATCAACATACGAACCTTGTCTTGGTCATCAATCAAGTCTGCATATTCATATGAAGCTAGGCTTAGTCTACGCCTTGCATGAGGCGTATCTAATTGTGGTGTATCACCATGTCGGCTTGTGCGAAGCTGTGCTGTCGCTTTGCCTATCTGGTCTATAAATGCGTTCTTTCCAACAACATTCTCAATGCGAACTGCGTCACGCAAGCGGCTACCCATCTGTTGTGACAGCATTTGCACATTAGCAGAATACTGTTGTACGAACCCAGTTGTGATTTGTGAAGACATTCTGTCTCTCCTTTTCCACGCTGAAGTTTATACTAATAGTGATGTGCTACCCTTACGGACACCTCTAGGCTTTTTAGTTGCCTTAGAACTATCGTCTTTCCGATTGTCTTCAGGACGGCTTTCACCGCTACCCTTAACAACCCAGCCCCAAAGCACGTCTGCTTTTTGTTCAAGCTGGTTTAAATCTAAGATATCCCTATTTGCGCAAGTTTGCAATAGGTTACATATTAACTCATTTCTAGCAAGAACAAGTGTTTCATCATCCATGTATCATATCCATTAACTCTGCTACACGACTTACTGCCCTTTGCCTTGCTACATAATTCTTTTTATCGGTGTATTCTGGTGAGCGCATAATAGCATCTGCCTCTGCTTTAGCTTCATCAGGTGTCATTGCATATGATGATGTACCTTCTGATATTGTATCTTCACTTGTAACTGTTCTTCTAAAATCAGCTATATTAGCAAAAGCTTTGATAAACTCAGGATGATTACCAATCATAGTACCATCATCAAGTCTCATTTCTAATATCTCAGGTGATGCAAATTGCGATACTACACTACCAGCATCTTTTATTTTCTGGTCATATGCCTGACCCCATTCTTTTTTTAGTTGCCCTTCTATCTCTGTTCTTTGAGCTTCTATTTCACTAGTGGCTAATTCAGTAGAGTTTTGCACAACAGATTTATAATATTCTAAAACACCGTTTGCTTGGTCTGGTGTAAGCCTAAGTTGATGTGCAATGTCTTTGTAACTATTTGCAACATCTTCTGTTATTACGTTACCATCTACAGAGATGTTATAATCATCTGCTGTTTTTGGTCTACCTAATCTATCAGCTATTCTATCCAAATCTTCATCTGTTGGATTTGCTGGTAGTGGAACTTTCTCTGCACCAATTAGTCTTTGTGCATTTACATAAGATTGAGCTAGATTACTAACATCTTTGATAGGTGATAGACTTGGGTGATTGCGTAAATCTTCTGGAATCATATTTAAAAAATCGTTACCAGAACCGCCCTGTGCTACTTCTGCTGGTGTTTCCATCAAAGTAGTTGTTGACTGGTCTACCTGTTCGACTGATTCTTGTTCCATTATTTCTCCTTATTAATCATTCTTGTTAAATGAAGATAAACAGCACGTTTACCTTCTTCAAATGCAGAGGCATTTACATCCCCTGCTACAAATGTTGTGGCGTTTGCATTACATCTATTAGCAATGTCTTGCAGAACTTTAACGCCATTTTCACTTGTAAATACTTCCGTGTACATATTTCTTAATTGTTCTATTTCTTTTTCATTCATTATTTATTAACCATTCTTACAGCTTGTGCGCCTTGTGCGATATTACTTACATCTTCGTTAAGTTGCTGTCGCTCCATCATTTCTTGCTCTAATGCTGCGCGTTGTTGTCTTGTTTCATCTACTTCTCTTTGTGATTTCAAAGTAGTCTTTGGAACACCCAAACTATCTGTTATATGCCTTACCAATCCATCAGGGTCTATATGATCTCCAACAGGTAGGCTTTGAGCAAGAGGTAGAAGTATTTCCAATGCTTTCATAGTATTATTCAAAGAACTAGACTTTTGCGCTCTTGCAAGAGGAGAAACATATTCAATATCAATATCACGCCCTTGCAGTATTTCTGGTGCTGGTGCAAGCATATCTGCTCTAAGCATAAGACCAAACACTCTGTCTATAAGTGGACGAAGCATTTCATTCATTAGCCTTCCAAGAACAGGGCCAATTACCCTCATGCGCTCTTCTTGCCTTTGAACAACTTCTGTAGCTGTCATATTAGGAGAGCCACCAACAAGTAATTGGTCTACATAAAAGGCAGAACGTATTGCTTGTCTTCTTTGCTCTTCCATAGCTAACCCGATATTTATGTTTGAGCCTACATTTAATGGCTCTATTCTATCTCTTGAACCAGCACGATAAAAGTTTAGACCACTTGGATTTGTTCTAACTGGAAGTAAAAACCCATCATCAGGAACTTGTAATGGTGGGTCTATTGTTTTCTGTGCAGCTTGTATAATTGTTTTTGACATTAAGTTAAGCATTTTAACATCTGGCAATGCAACCATTGCAGGACTTCTTCCCATTACCTCTGATGTTGATTTAAGAAATCTTGGTACTGCATATGGCATTTCTTCAAAGCCACTAATTGAAATAACCATTTTACTTTTGTAACAAATATAAACAGATGAGAACATCATGTTTTGATTATCTGCTTTGCTTGCATCTCTATTTTCATTTGGCGTTACTACATGAAGTATTTCTACTTCTTCTTGTGGGTTTTTCTCGAACGTTCTTGCAATGAAATCACCAACATTTTCTATACCAAATCTTTTAACTGCTTGACTCGCACTTGATTTATATTTTCTGTAAACAGTA